CTTTGTGTCCAAATCATCATGCCATGCAAACACATGTGAGTCATGTAGGTCAGGTGAGCCTACAAGGCGTATATGATCGTCATCAAACGAATCCGAATCACACACATCCTCGCAGTGTGCAATTATCGAATCAAGCTCGTCATTCAGTAAGTCAGTCATTCTAATCATGTTGTTACCCTCCATTGGGTTAGTTGCGAAAAGTCACTACACAATGAACTATCGTTTAAACCCTGTCAACCTGTTTTTTTATTTTGGGTTGATATAAGGTTTTTACCCTATGGGTAATATTTTTTGTTTAAACAGCTTTTTTGGGGTGTAATCATGAGTAAATCCGCAACCAATTTATCAGTCAGACAGCGCATGTTTTGTAGGCATGTAGCGCAGGGTATGTCTCAGCGTAAGAGCGCAATTGAGGCAGGTTATGCGGATAGTGTGAGCACATCAGATACAGCGTATAAGCTCATGAAAAAACCTGAGATTCAGCAGGAAATTGAGCGTGTCTCAAGAGAGATTGAGCGCGAACAACGCGTATCTCTTGCACATCATGTAGCGCGTATGCAAGACCTATCACAAAAGGCTGAGGATGCAGGACAATATGGCAGTGCTATACAAGCCGAGCATTATGCAGGCAAGGTATCACGCCTATATGTGGATCAGGCGCATGTCATAAGCGAAAAGCGTGAGTCGCCTGAGGTGATCATTGAGCGTTTAAACAAATTAATTGAGTCCTGAGGCATGCGTGTATATGTAGGCAGGCATTATGCACCCCTGCACCCCCCTGCACACACGCGCGGAGTCCCACATGCACACATATATACAAATTCAAATAAACAGGCAGGTTAATTTATGATTTGATGAACAATGGGTTTACAGATCCCTACCCCCTTGTTTTGAAAAAAAGAGTTGACAATATTTTATGAAAAATTTTATACCAAAAAAAACGAGCATGTTGTAAACCCTATGTTAGTTTCTGATAAATACAATGAAATAAAAAAGAAGTTGACACCTGATCTCATGGCTAATCTATCTGGCACTGAGAGAGATGAAGTATCTTCTATGTTATCTGCATTGGAGATTGAGGTTAAGCGTGAGAAAACACATGATTCCTTTTTAGCTTTCGCTAAAGAGGTTTGGGAACCATTTATATGTGGTAGACATCATGAGAAGATGGCTGATGCGTTTGAGAGAGTCGCTAAAGGCGATCTGAAGAGACTTATGATAAACATGCCCCCTCGTATGGGTAAGTCTCAATTAACCTCGTGGTTGCTCCCTGCGTGGATTATGGGGCGTTCTCCTGAGAAGAAGATCATTATGGCATCTCACACTGCCGAACTTGCCCTGCGTTTTGGTCGTATGGTGAGAAACCTTATTGGAAGTGAAGAGTTTACTAATCTATTTCCTAAAGTGTCTCTTACAGCAGACTCAAAAGCAGCTGGTCGTTTCGATGTGTCTGGTGGTGGCGAATACTTCTCAGTTGGTGTCGGTGGTGCAGTAACTGGTCGTGGTGCGGATCTACTTGTTATTGATGATCCTCATTCCGAACAGCAGGGACAGCAAGCTGATCCTAAAATCTTTGACAGCACATTCGATTGGTTTACATCGGGTCCCAGACAGCGTTTACAACCCGGTGGTGCAATCATCATCGTAATGACTCGCTGGAGCATGAAAGACTTATGTGGTCACATTATGCGTGACAGTCTCATGCGCGAAGGTTCGGATGAGTGGGAAGTCATTGAATTCCCTGCTATTTTACCATCTGGCAATAGTCTTTGGCAAGAATTTTGGCCCATAGAAGAGCTAGAAAAGATTAAAGCAACACTGCCTATTAGTAAGTGGGAAGCTCAGTATCAACAGAAACCTACATCAGAAGAAAGCGCAATAATTAAGCGTGAGTGGTGGAAAAAATGGGAGCACAATAATCCTCCTCCTGTTTCTTTTGTTATTCAATCGTGGGATACAGCATTCTTAAAACATGAGCAGGCAGACTATTCAGCTTGCACAACATGGGGTGTCTTTTATGCTGATAATGAAGAAGGGTATTCAGCACCTCAGATTATATTGCTTGATGCAATACAAGAACGATTAGAGTTTCCTGAATTGAAAGCAAGAGCGTTAGAGATGTATAAATACTGGAATCCAGACAGTTGTGTTATAGAAGCAAAAGCAGCTGGTGCTCCATTAGTACAAGAGCTAAGAAGAGCAGGGATCTTAGTAACTGAGTACACTCCTACTCGTGGCAATGATAAAATATCAAGAGTAAATGCTGTTTCTGATTTTTTTGCATCAGGTGTAGTATGGTGTCCTCAAACTAGATGGGCAGAAGAAGTTGTAGAACAATTTGCAGCTTTTCCTGTTGGAGATCATGATGATTTGGTAGACTCAGCCACACAAGCTTTGTTAAGGTTTAGGCAAGGTGGATTTATTTCACTGGATCATGATGAGGAAATGGGTAGTGATGTACCAGTTATTGCTAACTATTACTAAGTTGTTTACACTATAACATTCTACAGGAAAATATATGGCTGTTGATAAAGCACTTACAGGTTTAGAAATGTCAGACATGCAACAACGCATGAAAGACAATGAAGAAACAGTAGAAATTAGCATTGAGAATCCAGATTCAGTTGCTATTGAAACTGAAGATGGTGGATTGCTGATTGATTTTGATCCAGATTCTATGAATCAAGAGGAAGAATTTGGTTCAAACTTAGCTGAATTTGTAGATGAAGATGTTTTATCTGCACTTGGCACTGAATTAGTTAGTGCATATGAAAGCGATAAATCTTCTCGTAAGGATTGGGAAAAGTCTTACATGAAAGGTTTGGAGCAACTTGGTCTAAAAGCTGAAGATCGCACAACACCATGGCCCGGAGCTTGCGGTGTTCATCATCCTTTATTGTCTGAAGCAGTAGTTCGATTCCAATCTCAAGCAATTACAGAGATATTTCCTGCATCAGGACCTGCAAAAACTAAAATTGTAGGCAAAATTAATCAAGAAAAAGAAAAACAAGCAAGTAGAATTCAAGATTACATGAATTATTTGCTTACTGATCGCATGACAGAGTACAGAAGCGAGATGGAAAGGCTTTTATTTTCTCTTCCTTTAGCAGGAAGCGCATTTAAAAAGATTTATTATGATCAATCTATGCAAAGACCTTGTGCAATGTTTGTCCCATCAGAGGATATGGTTGTTTACAATGGTGCTACAGACATAACATCAGTAACAAGGCTTACTCATGTAATGAGAAAAAGCAAAAATGAGATTAGAAAACTACAAGTCAATGGTTTTTATCGTGATATTGAGCTAATTAGTTATGATTTAGACTTAGATGATGTAAGAGAGAAGTATGGAGACCTAACTGGCGATAAAATTTCTAAATCTAGCTCAGGTGGAACATATTTATCAGGTGACTCTATTCATACTTTGCTTGAAATGCATGTAGAACTGGATTTAGATGGCTTTGAAGATGAAAAAGATGGAGAGCCTACAGGTATTGCACTGCCTTATGTCGTTACTGTAGATAGAGATACCTCAGCAATCCTTTCTATACGAAGAAATTGGTTTGAAGATGATGAAGAACACATGAGAAGAGATCATTTTGTTCATTATGAGTATTTACCCGGTTTAGGATTCTATGGTTTAGGCTTGATACATCTAATTGGTGGCTTAGTTAAGTCTGCAACAAGCTTGCTTAGGCAATTAGTTGATGCAGGAACACTTGCTAACTTACCCGGTGGCTTAAAAACTAGAGGCATGAGAGTTAAAGGTGATGATACACCTATTATGCCCGGTGAATTTAGAGATGTGGATGTTCCGGGTGGAACTATTAGAGAAAATATTTCATTTTTACCACACAAAGAGCCATCGCCTACATTATTTCAGTTACTAGGCAATATAGTTGAAGAAGGTAGAAGGTTTGCTGCTATTACTGATGTAAAAGCATCAGATATGAACTCACAAGCACCAGTAGGAACTACTTTAGCTATCCTAGAAAAGAATATGAAGGTAATGTCTGCAATACAATCTAGACTGCATGCATCATTGAAAAAAGAATTAGCTATATTGGTAAATGTAATTAAAGACTTTGGTCCTACATCATATCCATATGAATTAGATGGCGATGAAAAAGATAGTTTAGAGCGAGACTTTGATGAAAGAGTAGATGTAATACCTGTTTCTAATCCAAATGCTGCTACTATGGGACAAAGGATAATGCAATATCAATCAGCACTACAACTTTCTGCACAAGCACCACAGTTATATGATATGCCTACTTTACATAGGCAAATGTTAGAAGTGTTGGGTATAAATGATGTAGATCAAATAGTTCCAATGACTGATGATATTAAACCTAAAGATCCAGTTCAAGAGAATATGGATATACTTAATGGTAAACCTGTTCAAGCATTTGAATATCAAGATCATGATGCTCATATCAAGGCACATATGACAATAATGCAAGATCCTGAAATGATACAAATGATGGAAGCATCTCCAATGGCACAATCAATACAAGGTGCATTCCAAGCTCATATAACAGAACACTTAGCATTTAAGTATCGTAAAGAAATAGAACAAGAGTTAGGTATTGAATTGCCTCCAATAGGTATGGAGTTACCTCCAGAAATAGAAAATAGATTATCAGCACTAATAGCTGAAGCATCTGAACAACTACTTGGTAAGCAACAACAAGAACAGCAACAACAAATAAATGAACAAGCTATGCAAGATCCTGTAGTTCAAATGCAAAGAGAAGAAATAGAAATAGAAAAACAAAAAGCACAATCTAAAGCACAGACAGATCAGGCTAAATTATTACTTGATGCTAGAAAAGAAGAGATGAGAAATGAAATAGAAAAACTCAAAATTGAAACTAATGAAAGAATAGAAGGTGCTAAAATTGGAGCTAAAATTGCTGAAAGACAAGCTGACTTGAATGTAAAAGAGCAGAAAATTTCAGCAGATCAAGAAACTAAAGGCGCAGAGATTGGAAGTAGAATTGCAGATCAATTATTGAAAGGTGATAATAATGGTTGACACAAGATTTGCTGATTTGTTAATCTCTCGTTTAAACGAAACAGAAACTTTATTACAAGAAAGTATTTTATCAGGATCTATAAAAAATTTTGAAGAATACAATTTAAATAGAGGTAAGCTCGAAGGAATAAAACTAGCAAAACGAGATATACAAGAAATAATGGATCAAGTTTTGATAGAAGATTAGATTTCGCCCGTTGGGTGCAAGGAGTTCTCCACTTCTCCTTTTAAGTGGTGCAATGAGGACATCGAAAATGGCATTAGCAGAAGCTACTGATATAAAAGAAAGTAAGAAAGGACAACAGTTACCAGTTCCTACTGGCTATAGAATTTTAATAGGATTACCAGAAGTAGAAGAAAAAACAGATGGTGGAATATTAAAAGCATCACAAACATTAGAAAATGAGCATGTATCTTCTATTGTTGGTTTTGTTATAGATATGGGTCCTGACTGCTACAAGGATAAACAAAGATTTCCTGATGGTGCTTGGTGTAAAGAAGGTGATTTTATAATCATGCGAGCTTACAGTGGCACTAGATTTAAGATTCATGGAAAAGAGTTTAGACTTATCAATGACGATACTGTTGAAGCTGTAGTAGATGATCCTAGAGGAATAACTCGTGGATAATCAAGAAGCACAAATTCTGCCTGATGAAGCAGATGTAATGAAAGTCGATAGCGATATTGATCTAGAAATAGTTGATGATCGACCAGAAGAAGATCAAAGACCTCCTAGACAAGCTAATGATAATGATGATTTTGACATTAATGATGAAATTGATGGCATAGATGATCGTGTTAAAAAACGAATTAATCGTTTGAAATACGAATATCATGAACAAAGAAGAGCTAAGGAAGAAAACGCAAGGATTCGTGACGAAGCTGTTCAATATGCTAAAAAAGTTCAAGAAGAGAATGCTAAGTTATCAGATATTGTTAATCGCAGTGAAGAAGCTTTAATCAAAAGTGTATCAACTAAAGCTGATGCTGAAATAGAAGCAGCTAAACAAGCTTACAAAAAAGCTTATGATGAAGGTGATTCTGAAGCATTAGTAAAAGCACAAGAACAATTGACTAGAGCACAGACAGATAAAACATATCTAAGCAATTATCAACCCCAACAACAAAAAGTTGAGCCAGCACAGTCTTTTGATGAACAAACACCAGTTGTTGATCAAAAAACTAAAGATTGGATGGCAAAAAATGTATGGTTCGGTAGTCCCGGTTATGAAAAGATTACTGGATTTACACTTGGTATTCATGAAGATTTAAAAAATAAAGGCATAACTTCAGCAGATGATGTTTACTTTGAAACAATCAACTCAGAGTTAAGTCAAACTTTTCCGCAAGTTTTTAGTGCACAAAACACAGAAACTACAGCGCAACCTAAAAAAAGAACTAACACGGTAGTAGCCTCAGCACAAAGAGATGGCAAAAATCCGCGCAAAATACAGCTTACACAGACTCAATTAAAACTCGCTAAAAGATTGGGAATAACCCCTTTAGACTATGCCAAACAAATTGCTAAGGAGAAAAAACGTGGCTGATATTAAAGAAAATCAAAAAGAACAGCGCAAATCTCGTGACTTGGAAACAAGAAGCGAATCAACAAGAACTGAAAATTGGACACCTCCTCCATTGTTACCAGATCCAACTCCACAAAAAGGTTGGGCATTTAGATGGATTAGAACAAGTATGGTTGGCAAAGCTGACAATACTAATGTTTCTATGAGATTTAGAGAAGGCTGGGAAGCAGTAAGAGCAGAGGATCATCCTGAGCTTAGTGTGATTTCTGATCACGAATCTAGGTTTCCCGGATGTGTCGAAGTAGGTGGATTGTTGTTATGTAAAGCTCCAGAAGAAGTTGCTGCTCAAAGACAAGCTCATTACGAGGATAAGGCGCAACAACAAATGGAGAGTGTTGATCATCAGTATATGAGAGAAAATGATCCACGGATGCCTGTATTGCGCCCAGATCGCAAATCTCGAACTACTTTTGGTCGTGGCGGTTCGTAAGAACTAAAACTATTATTAGAGGAAGATAACATGGCTACAACAGCAGCTCCTTATGGTGCTAGACCAGTTGGTACTCTTTCTGCTAGTGGTTCTTTTACTGGAAAAACAACGCAGATTAAAGTTGCATCAGGCTATGCTACATCTATTTTTCATGGTGATTTTGTGAAAATGGTGTCAGCAGGTACAGTCGAAAAAGATGCAGGTACTACCTCTCTAACATGCATAGGTATATTTTTAGGATGCAAGTACACTGATCCTAATACAAATCAAATGACATTCAATCAATACTGGCCCGCTAGTACAGTGGCTTCAGATGCGGTTGCTTATGTCTTAACCGATCCAAATGCAACATTTATGATGCAAGGTGATGCTACAATCGCACAGACAGCACTTGGTGCTAACTTTGCAGTTGTTCAAACTGCTGGATCTACTTCAATCGGCAAAAGTAAAAATGCTTGTGATGCTTCAACAGTCGCAACCACTAATACTTTGCCACTTAGAATTGTCGATTTCGTTGACGGACCGACTTCATCTATAGGTGATGCTTTTACAGACGCTATATATAAAGTCAATGTTGGTCATCAACTCGTCAATACTACTGGCGTATAGGAGGATTTAAACTATGGCTATTTCAAGAGCGCAAATGCTTAAAGAACTCCTACCGGGACTTAATGCCCTTTTTGGTTTGGAGTACGAAAAGTACGAAGATGAGCACACAGCTATCTATGAAACTGAAGCTTCTGATCGTTCATTCGAGGAAGAAGTAAAGCTCAGTGGATTTGCTGCAGCTCCTGTTAAAGATGAAGGCAATGCAATCAGTTATGATTCAGCGCAAGAAGCTTTTACAGCAAGATACAACCACGAAACTATTGCAATGGGATTCGCAATTACAGAAGAGGCTATGGAAGATAATCTATATGACTCTTTGTCAGCGCGATACACTAAGGCTCTAGCTCGTGCAATGGCTTATACTAAACAGGTTAAAGCCGCAGCACCACTTAACAATGGATTTTCTAACAGTTTCCAAACTGGTGATGGTGTGAACTTGTTCACAACTTCTGGTGATGGAGTAACTGGTGGTGATGGACATCCACTTGTAAGCGGTGGTAAAAATGGTAATAGACCTGCTACTGGTTCAGATCTCAACGAGACTTCACTAGAAGCAGCTGTTATTCAAATAGCAGGATGGACTGATGAAAGAGGACTACTAATTGCAGCTAGACCTCGCAGACTCATTGTTCCACCTAATCTAATGTTTGTTGCGACTCGTGTCCTTGAGACAGAAGGTCGTGTTGGCACTGCTGACAATGATCTTAATGCGATTCGTTCAAATGGTACTATTCCTGAGGGATACTCAGTAAACCACTATCTAACAGATACTAATGCGTGGTTCTTAACTACTGACATTCCTAATGGTCTAAAGCACTTTGAGCGTACACCATTAGATACAAGTATGGATGGAGACTTCGATACAGGTAATGTTCGCTATAAAGCTAGAGAGCGTTACTCGTTTGGGGTATCAGATCCACTCGGTTTATTCGGTTCACCCGGATCGTCATAAGCTGACTCATGAGGGGGAAGTAATTCCCCCTTTTTTATTAATCCTGACTACTATATGATGTAGTAGACACTTGCCAAGACAGGAGAACAAAATGGCTAACACAACTTTTAACGGACCAGTTCGGTCAAAAAATGGCTTTAAAGTCATTTCAGAAAATTCCAGTACAGGAGCAGTAACTGATGTAGTAGATATTGCTTCAACTGGTATTGTTACAGGTAAATATGTAAAACATGTTGGTTTTGCAACTGGTGTAACAGTAAACACTACTGCTGGAGATAGTCCTTCTATAGGTGAATTTACACAACCAGCTAATACAATCATTACAGATATAAAAATATTTTGTGATACTTCTCCAGTAATAGGAACAGGAGATATTGGTTACGAAGTGGGAACAAGTAGTTCTGGTGCACAAATTGTTGCAGCGGTAACTGATGAAATACTAGATGGCGGTACAACTGTTGTTGAACATAATGTAACTACTACGACTTTAGTTACACAAACTCAAAGCGGTACTACAGCACCAGCTTCAGTACAGTATACTTCTGCTGAAAGAACTATTTACTGCAACATTACTAACACAGTAGATGCTACAACTGCTGGTTCATTTACATTTATAATAGAATACGTTCAAATAGCGTAATAGGAGTAAATTATGGGAACTAGCTCAGATATAAAAGCTACAACCATTACAGCAGACACTGTAGCTCTAGATGCTGATGGTATTAGCACAGCTGCCTCAGTTGGAAATAACGCAGCACTTACTATAGGTGGTGCATTAGCTGATAGCGGTTCTGTTACTCTTAGTCATGGTAGAATTGTAACTATTCTATCTGCTGGTGATGATTCTGGTATTTCTTTTACAGTGGTTGGAACTGATGTAAATGGAGATTCTCAAACAGAAACAATTACTGGTGCTAATGCTGGCACAGCAACTGGAAGTAAGTATTTTCTAACAATAGCAAGCATTACAGCAGTAGGTAATCCAGCAGGTAATGTATCTGCTGGAATAAATGCATCTGCTGCAGATGTTGTTTTTGCAGGAAGATCTAGACTTAGAGGTGCTTATTTAACAAGTACAGCGACAGCAGGGACAGTAGATTTACTTAATACATCTCCTACTGGCTCAAGTATTATGAAGATAAGCTCAGTCGCTTCAGCTACAGCTACTAGAAACATTACAGTGCCTTCTGATGGTGTATTATTCGATAGTGGTATTTATATTCAATATACTGTTTCTACCTTTTTAACTTTTACAATATTTCATGCCTAGTATGAATGCTGATTCAAAAGAGTTAATAAAAAGGATAGAAAATAAAATAGTAGGTTGTTTATTTTTACTAACTGATCCAATAAAAGGTTCTCCAATTTCTTTATCTTACGATGAAAAAAATAAAAATATCGTATTTGAAGTTATTGGAGAATCTGTATCTATTTCAAACAAAATAAGCGTTGATGTGTTTATGAGTTTAGAGCCAAAAGAAATTATGGAGTTAGGCAATTCTATGAGTTCTGAATTTGTAAAAGATCAAGAAAAACAAAATAAACCAATATTTAAAATAGTAGGAGGCTAAAATGCCAAATTTAATGGGGAAAAAATTCTCATACGATAAAAAAGGTATAAAAGAGTTTCAAAAAGCAAAAAAGAAAATGGACATGATGGGCAAGAAGAATGGCGGTCTTATGAAATATAGAGATGGTGGTGTCATCAAATATAAAGGTGGCGGTGTTATTCCTGAACAAGATAGAGTCATGAAAAAATTTGCTGAGGGTGGTATGCTTGATAAAGACAAAGCTGAAATGATTAAATCTTTGAGAAATGATGATTTTAAAAAAATAAAGATGTCTCAAGATAAAATGGAAAAA